GGTTTGTCGGTTTCCGTCAAACACCAACTATACACCTTTTGTTTTTGTCCGTTAGCATCGGTATAGGTGTATTCATACCGTCCGTTACTGTACTGATATTCCCCCTTTCCTAAAAGTCTATTTTTCTTGTCTCTGCGTTCTTTTGCCATATTAGCCTCCATTTCTTGCTATGGCAAAGGAAACACAAATAACTTTACTTTATTATAGCATTTGCATTTCCTTTTGTCAATAGATTTTCTAAAATTTCTACACTATATAATTTCAACTTCAATATCATATAAAAGTAACGGTTTCAATCCAATTTTCAAAATAAGGGCGCTTAATCAATACTTGTTTTCCCTTGCGCAAAATAAAACTTAAATCCGGGTTTTCTTCGATAATTGCCCTTAATCTATGATGACCGATAGAGGCATATTCGGCTGCCTCATCAATACTTAATAATATCTTTTCATGTGGTAATAGATTGTAATTGTTCAATGTCTTTTCCTTTCTCTTATATCGTAAAAAAATGGGGGTACATCTCAATTAAGGATGTACCCGCCAATTATTTAATTAGTGGTTTATATTTAATCTTCACCTTACAAGGCAAAGAGAAGCTAAATTTATTTTGTCTGTTATCTATTTTGTTTCCTACTTTCGGGAATGTGTAATTGAAATCTTTTGATAATGTCGCTCTATGCGTTTCATTATCTGTTTCAATAATATTTGACTTTCCATGTATTGTAATCGTTTCACCTAACAGACAATTTTTAATTTCTGTTGTTTCCATATATGTATGATTGTAAATCCGCAAATCACCATCACGCATTATTTCTATGGAAACATCCGGATAGATATAGCCTATTTCATCCGACATATCCGACAACGTAAAAACAGTATCAGCATCAGCAGCATTATAATTAAATGTGATTTCCTGCCCGTACCCAATGGCACTATCTGTTTCCATCGTCAAGCGCAAGCCAATCAAGCATTTACCAACATTTATTTTTTCAATGTTGAATGAGACATTCCAATACTTTTCTGTTTCGTCTCCGTTATCCGGGATAAAGCAGAATTGTAAAAACTCTCTACGATTTAACCAGCGCATTAAATCACGGAATTCATCATTTGTAATTTCCAAATCATCATAAAAAGATGGATTTTTGCAAATGTCAAATGCGGTTGTGTATGCGCTCTCATATGTGGTATTTAGCAAAGAATAGCTTTTTCCTCTGTTTCTGGTTGTCTTTTCAAAGGTAAGAATAGAGCCTTCGGAAATCACGGTTTTTTGTTCGTTTGTCGTGATATTCGCAATCATAAAGCCATAATCAGATAAATATTGACCGTCATACATAAAATCTTTTGATTGCATGGTTTATTCTCCCTTCGGCTTATAATCAAATTTGTAATGGTATTTTTGTAGAGAATCACGCCCAGCAATTCTATCAACTGTCATAGCCTGAATCATCTTTTCAAATTTTTCATCATGCTGTGCCTTTGTCATAACGGAGGAATATTCTATATCGTTTTTTCTTTCAAAATACTTTTTCAGACGTTCAGCAAAATTCTTTTGTTTTTCTGTCATGAATATTACCCCCTTATCTAATCGGAATATAAGGCGCGATAGCATCAAGGAATTCATCAACCTGGTTATCTGCAATTTCTTTTACTTGCTCCGCTGCACCCTTATCAATTACGCCGGAAACAGTGTTATTACCCATGTTAATAGTAATGCTTTTAACAGAGCTATTAACGCCGTTTTCATTTCCAACATCGAAATAACGAATCAATTTATCAATCATTACATCGGCTTTATCAATAAAGCGGTCAAATACTATGTTAAGACTATCCGCCATATTTGAGGTATTCGCATTCAGATTAGCACTGATAGAATTCGGAATAGCAGCCTTATCATATGTAGTTGATAATGTAACCGCCTTTTTAATCTGTGAATCGCCTAATGCACCTTTTTCAATATCGGCTATATCATCCGCCATATTTTCAAAGGTATCTAATACATTACCGGCTAATTCTTGTGAAGCGTTTACCGCCTCATCTCCATTATCTTCAATCGAGCCGGACAAACCTTCAACAAGCATTTCACCAATCCAGCCCATTTGACGAGACGGAGAATGAATACCAAAGAAATCACAAATGCCATCCCAAATAGACGAAATCCAGCCGCTAACCTTATCCCATAACCATGATGCTAAACTCTTGATACCTTCCCATAAACCTTTAACAAGGTTTGCGCCGACTTCGGCAAATTTGGCAACGCCTTTTCCAAGAGCTTCAACCAATGCAACAATGATTTGCGGCATGGCTTTTACAAGTTCAATAATGATAGTAGGCAAGTTTTCAATAAGCGCCATAAATAACTGTACGCCGGTTTCGATAATCAGCGGAATATTATTTATAATCGCATCAATAATAGCGGAAATAATATCCGGAATTGCCTTTACTATTTCTATAATGATAGTAGGCAAATTCTGAACCAAAGAAACAAGCAAATCAATACCGGCTTGAACGATTTGCGGAATGCTCCCTAAAATCGCTTTAATTAAGCCATCAATGATTTGAGGAATAGCCGCCACGATTGCGGTTATAATGTCAGGCAAAGCAGCCACAAGGGAAGTTAATAAATCAATTCCCGTTTGGATGATTTGAGGAATTGCGCCCAAAATGAAATTGACGATTGATAAAATCAATTCCGGCAATTTCTCAATGATAATCGGGATAGAATCAAGAATACCTTGCGCCAATCCTTGAACCACCTGCAATAAGGCATCAAGCAGAATAGGCAAGTTATCAATCAGCGTTTGCGCCGCTGTTAATATCCCTTCGATAATAACGGGTATCAATGTAGGTAATTGCTCCGCTAATGCAGTACATAAAGCAACTACAACATCACAAGCAACTTGAATAACATCGGGCAATAAATCAACAATGCCGGTAACAAGTGTTGTAACGATTTCGGCGGCGATATTCGCTATATCGCCTACACTTTGACGAATTCCATCTAACAAAGATTTAATTACCTGAATACCCAAGTTTAATACTTGCGGGATGTATTCAGTAATTTTGTTTATGATATTAACAAGCACTTCACCGACAGCACCGGCAAGCCCTGTTAATCCGTTCTGTTTAACGGCATCGGTCAATATGGTTATTTGCTCCGTGCCAAATTGCACGGTATCACGCATTAAGCCGGAAATGGTATCAGAAACGCCGATTTGCAAACCCTCAACAGCGGATTTGAAAATAGTAATATCACCTTGCAGATTGTCAAGCATGGTTGTAGCTTGCTGCGCTGCGCTTCCTATTCCGTCACTTGCAGAGGCTAAACCCTCTTTGAATTCATTAACCTTTTCCGTGCTGGAAACGGTCATCATATTAAAGGCTTTTAAGCCCTGTGAAGTAAAGATAGCGCCTTTATAGGCGTTTGCTTCTTCTTCACTCATTCCGGCAAGAGCGCCATTCAATTCATCGACAACATCGTTAAAGTCTCTTGCGTTACCTTCAGCATCATAAGCCGAAATGCCTAATTCTTTTAATGCACCTGCGGCGGCATCTGTCGGAATATATAAGTCCGCCATAGCTCTATTAAGAGCCGTTGCAGCGGTTGAACCGGTTACATTCTGTTCTGCAAGTCTCAATAATGAAAGTGTTACGCTATCTGCGGATTGTCCGTAACTTGCAGCAGTAGCAGCAGAACCGGAAAGGGCTTCACCCAAGCCCCTAACATCAGTCGCGGCAAGTGTCGCACCCTTCGCCATTAAGTCAGCGTAATATTGCGCATTGTCGCAACTATCGCCAAAACCTTTAACCGCGCCGATGGTATAACTTGCGGCATCCGCCATTTCAATAGCACCAGCGGCGGCAAGGTTTAAGACGGTATCAATAGCGGATATTTGTTCTTCCGCTGTCAAACCAGACATAGCAAGCACATTCAAGCCTTCGGCGGCTTGTGTTGCGCTAAATGATGTGGATGCGCCTAATTCCTGCGCTTTATCTCTTAAATTCTGTATCTGGTCTGTGGTTGTTCCCATTGTCGCGGCAATCTGTGAAACGGCTGCATCAAATTCCATGCCCGCATCAAGTGAAGATTTACCAAATGCAACAATGGCGGTTGTGGCGGCGGCAATAGCAACACCAATTCCGGCAACTATGCCTTTGCCAATGCTCCCCATTTTAGAGCCAAACGAATTAAAACTACTTTCAGCCTCCGTCATGCCTTTTTTGTATTCGGAGGCATCCCATGATAAAGTAGCTTGATAATTAGCTAACTGTATAGCCATTCAAAAAGCACCTTCCTTTCGGTAAGGTGCAAATGTTAATTATTCAATTTAGCCAAATATAGCCTTGAATTTCTTCACGTCTGCACCTTTCTTTTGTGCGGGCTTTTCATCGGCTTTACCGCTGTTCAATTCAATTTTATATTTCTCACATTCATATCTTAAAAAAGCTAAATTATAATCATCATCTGTACGGTTTTCATTTACAATAACCGTTTTTACAATATCCTTAAAAATAAGAATCGGCATTTTCATAATTTCCGAAAAACTGTTATTTGTTTTCGTCATCACAATAGCGATTTCATCCATTAACTGAACCGTTCTTTTTCCGCTCAATAGTTTTGTTAATCGCTTTATATCGTCCTTTTTCTTTTGCCGTTCTTTTGCTTCATTGTTTTTTGCAGTAGGTGTATTTTCCTTAACTTCAATTTCCGGAATCTTCAAACATTCATCATCAAGCAAAATATCTGTTGCGCTGATAATCTGCGAAAGAATATCTAACTGATTTTGAAATTCGATATTCTGTAATACCCATGTTAAATCAATGGAATCATCCGCCGTTTTCAAGATTGCTGCAACAGCATTTCCGGCAGATTCAATTTTATAATAAATATCCTCTGTATGGTTAATCTCATCCACAAGGCATAAAACCTTATAATAAACGCTCAAAGGAAAGTTAAGAGCGATAACAAATTTCTTGCTAACGCCAAGTTTGGTTTCAACCTTCAATACACGTTTATTTTCGAGGAATGCGCTTTTATCTGCTATTCTCATTATGTACCCCCTATATTACTGATTATCGGCTTTCTGCGCCTCTTGCATAAGGGCGGGGGCATCTTTACTCATAAAACCGCCGATATACTGTAAAAGATTATACATCACATATAAATCATTAAAATCTTTCAAAACGGCATCCATAGAATAAGCAATGCCTTCAGTATTCAGATTCAATAATTCAAGTGTCCAATCTTTAAGCAAATCATAAAGTTCCGGGAATTTCTCAATATCGCTTAAATTGCTTTTTGTTACTTTATCTACACGCTCCATGGTCTTGAAAATCTGTGAAGCAAACGCCATAGAAAAATTACCGCTGATTCTGTAAATTTTTCCTGTCAATCCCTTTAATTCAATATCTGGTTTCTTATATGTACTTGCATCAAATACGTTAAATGCGGGTCTATCATTCTGCGGTCTGTAATTATTATTAAAGTTTCTATTCTGATAATTGTTATTAAAATTTCTATTATAAGCCATCTTTCAGCCCTCACATTCTATTCTATAAATTCATCAACATAGCCTTCATAGGCTTTCAACATCTAAATAATTTTGCAAAATTATTTAATATCAAAGTAGAGGGGGCATTATTGCCCCTCTCTACCCGTTATATTCAATTAAGACTTTGTAACAGTGATTGTATAAGTCTTTGTCTTTGTGCCATTCGCAACGGTCACGGTCACGGTATTAGCGCCCGCATTCCATTCAATAGCAGAACCATTATTAACGGTATCATTACCATGTTTAATAGTAATAGTAGCTTCGCTATCCTCTGCAACAGCAACAATCGTATTTGTGCTATTCGTGGTAGCGGCTTCATAAGCGGTCACACCGGCATCAAACGATGGGGAAAGTCTCAAAACGCCCAAAGTCAGAGCGGACAAATCAACACTACCATCATAATTTTCAACCAACCAGCCCGCGCCAACTTTGCCATTAGGCATAGTAACGTTAAGGCAACGGAAGCTATAATTTAATTCGATGGGGTCATCGTTATTAAAATCAAGCTCATAATCGCCCTGCCATTTGCATTTAGGCATAACAAGCATGATTTCATCTCCGGTTTCTTCATCAGTACCGACAAACACAAGCGCAACGGCGGGGATTTTATCATTCTCCGCAAAGTAAGTTGTCTTTTTATTTGCACTGGTAACTACCTTTGAACCGGTCAAGAAACGCGCCACATTTTCAGCCTTGTAAGAAATAATACCGGTTTCAAATTCGGTTGTGTACTTATTACCGACAATATCAACTAAACCATAGTTAGCGGAATTGATTTCAACGGCTTCATGTGAACGCTTGAAAACCGCATTTTCCTTGATATAACCGATTTCAACCATTTCATCAGTATCAATATCGGTTGCATCGAAATCAGCGGCTTCAATGGCATACAGATAGCCAGAACCCATAAGCACACTATCTTTTTCTGTATTAAGATAATTCATATGTCAATAATCCTTTCTATAATTTTTTTCAAATCAGTTTGCAATCGAAAAACAGTTTATCGACATACAAACTTTTGTTTTCATCAAAATAAATCCCGCCTTCATTGGATAATACAAATTTCTTAAATCTGCTTATCTCACAAGGGCGGTTATAAAAATCAAGCATATTAACAAGGGCATCTTTTGTTGTAATAACATCCCGCAATTCCTTTGAATAAATCCAAA